TATTTCTGTTTCCGTTCCATCAAAATTTGATTTAATCAATATGTAATAGGTTCCTGGAGTTTGTGGTACTTGATATGTTATCGATTCAGATTGGAATTCCACTCCATTACCAATCGTAGAAGTGTCAGTACCTATAACAATATCGTTCAATGACAATGACAAATCAGTTGACCAGTAGTATTGAACTTTAGGTGAAACTGATGCCAATCCAGGAGATGAAGTTCTCTGATTAGTTGTTATTGTTATAGTTGAACCAACAGACGGTAGCAAATTAGAAGAGTTACAACCGGTCAAATAAAAATTGTGAGATTCTGAAGGTGGATTGGTTATTGGATTTCCAACAAAAGGTGTTGCTCTGATTGCATTATACAAATTAACTCTACCGTAACCAAGTTCATTAGATCGAGTTGAATACGGCCATGGTGTTGAATTTGAATAAACATAACCTCCAACTTTATCACAAGTGCTAGCTAATATATTCATTACGCTAGCTTCGCTTAATTCTGAATTTTTATAGATTAGCAATGCTCCACATGCCGCGGTGATGGGACAAGAAAAAGAGGTTCCACTTACTGCTGCATAATTTCCAGTAGAGTAACCATTTGCTCCGGTGAGGTCGGTGGTAAGTATTGAAGTTCCGGGCGCTGATATATCAACGATAGTTCCATAATTTGAAAATGAAGCACGCAAATCAGTTGATGTGGTTGCTCCGATACCATAAACCGAAGCGTAAGATGCCGGATATTGCGTTATCGTTCCACTATAACCATTCCCGGAAGAAGCACAAATGAAAAGACCTTTTCCATTTCGTCCTATAGTTTTAGCGGATGTAAATGCGGCATCAAGAGCTGAAGTGTAAGAACTTCCACCATATGACATACTTATAGCAACACAACCTTGAGCCATTGCTGCGTTGATAGCGTTAATTTGTATAGAAGAAGTGGTACCGAAAGAACCACCGCTAGTAATGTACGTCATAATGTTGATCGGCATAACTTTAACCTTGTTATTACCAACCGAAGAAATACCAATTCCATTATTTGTAACTGAACATATAGTTCCAGAACATGCAGTACCATGACGATCAAATACTGCGTCAACTAACTGTCCATTAAAATATGAATTTGTTACTGCATTAAACGGTGTAACGATATTACCAACCAAGTCTTCATGTGAAACATCATTACCTCCATCAAAAACAGCAACGGTCACGGTTTGATTATTTGAAGGGATAGAATCCCATGCTTGATCTGCGTCAATATCAAAATCACCTACATTTTTTAGATACCATTGCGAATTAAATTGAGGGTCATTAGGAATGTAATCTCGTTTGTACGTTTGAATTTCATCAGGGTAAACCGATTTTATCCATGGTTGTTCTTTAATAGCTTTTTCAAAATCCTCATATGACCAATCATCTGGAATTTCAAATAGAAACCATCCTAATTGATCGTATTCTTGTAAGATTTTAGAATTAGATGAATTTACAAAACTCATCATTTCAGATTTTGTACCTTGTTTAGGCACAACAATAGATTGACGTTCAAAATTTGTTTGTGCATTTACAAACAAAGAGAACATCACAAATAGTGATGCAATAAAATTTTTCATTTTGTGAGTGTTTTTTAGGGTGAAGGAAAAAATGCTATAAACATTTTAGAACACTGAGTCAAGAGACTCCATCGTTAAACGATGCACGAGACAGACATACGTCTATAAATTCTTAAACTTAAAGACGAGAAGCGAATTATAGTCGAATGATTTTACATTCGAGTCTACATATGTGGAGTATGTAGATAGGAAACCATTAAATTGTAAACCGATTGAAAATTTCTTATTGAGAGGAAATTCAATGGTATTATTGGTGCGAAGATTTATGTTATCTTCAAAATTTACAGGTGGAGAGGATGATATTGCAGGTTGAAATAGAGTTACCGAAGTGATTTTAACTTTACCAACATATTCAAATTTAATTCTAGTCGAAAGACGAATAGAAGTTAGATTTTTTGTAGTGTTAACTTCACTTTGATAAGTTTCAATCAAATAAGATTCTGATATCAATAGCTTAGTTTTTTCTGCTTTAATTAAGTCAAAACCATAACCAAAACCTACAGCTCCTCGGAATTGTATTTTTCGTAGGTATGAATTTTCAGCTTCACCAAATACAATAGCTCTGTGTCTATTCCATTTTCTAGTTGCATTTGTAGTAGCATAAAATTCTCGTTGATTTGTATGCCAAGCTCCATCATCTTTTTTTATTTGTCCAAAGAAAAATGTAGGAGAGAAATTCCAAGTTACATTAGTTGAGTCTTGTCCAATCGAAAATTGGGTATTCAATAGATAAGATTCCCAATTACCGCCAAAAAGATTAGCACCTATAGTTGATGAGGTGTTAACTCGTTGACCAAATGTGGTCAATACGAACAACGAGAGCATTATGGTAAGTATGTACCTTTTCATTAGTTATTATATGTATTTGCAATAAAAAAGGGACTCTTATTGGAGTCCCTTTCAAAATTCTTAAACAAATTTCGCTTATACGATATTCTCTTCCCACCAGTCTGATCTCCAACCTACTTCCATAGCAGCAGGATCACCTGAACCGTAATCACCAGCCAATTCTGGAAGGTCTTCCGTTGGGATACAATCGTGGTAAGTACGTTGCCAGAATATATCTCCCTTACGGTTGAAATTCGTAACAACGATAGTTCCTACGTAATCTTTTTTCAAACCTTGCTCACCAGTCAAAGGATTGTAGAGTAATCTCCACCAGCTACGTAAAGTTTTATAGACATAAAGCTCGTTAGCATCGTTAAGGTTAAGTGAAAACTCTACCTTAATGTCAGTGGTTGTAGATGATGGTACACCAGCTGCATAAGAACGAGTAGCAAATTTATATTTTTGCTCAATTACACCTTGACCTTTGTCTTGGTTAAGACCTGAAATTTTGTTTACGTGTTCAAGCAAGATCGAACCTCCACTAACAGTTGATGGTGGAAGGATGTTAACTTCGAACAAGTTGTTGTAGTACGGTTCAAAGTACTTAGTCGAAGCTTTGCTATTTAAGTAATGTGGTAAACCAGGCATTGTATGTGTGCTTTTTTTATATTTATCTTAGATGTTCAAAAAAGAAAAGACCGACCGAATGATCGGTCTTTTCAATGATTTATTAAATGAAGTTTCCAGTAGCGATAGTACCAGTACGTAGAATTGTTGTACGATGTACAAGAATACCCATACCTCTAACTGGTTCGATGTAGGTATCAAGAATACCAATGTTGTTATCGATTACCTCGTTAGTGTTGTTAGTGCTATCCATAATGTTTTGGAAGTCGTAAACTCCACCGTCAGCCAAGATTTGTGATAGGAAGTTATCTGCCAAAGTCTTAATTTCTAAGCGATTTTGAGCAGTATTGAATTCCCAACGGTAATTTTTAAGAATTGCTTCTATACCGTCTTGGATGTAAATTAGCAATTCACGAACGTGGATTTGTGAAAGAGCTGATTTTACGGTTTGTTGAGCTGTTTGGTTAGCGTTAATTACTAAACCGAAACCTCTCTTATTTACGATTGCATTGTAACCAAATGGTTCGATGTAATCTAGGTCTTGACGATCGAAGTTATATTCTACACCTACCAATCCAGCTTGAGTTACTACTCCTCGACGAGGACCTGCAACGATTGAGTATGGAAGTGCGAGATTATATTTGTCGATATACAAGTTAGATACCGAAGCAGCAGGAGGAACTGAAACGTTATGACCACCTTCACGAATTACCAAGTTTGGTCCATAGAATGCTGAGTAGTTAGCTCCATCAGCGATTCCAGGTAAACTGAAGATATTAGAAGGGTTAAGTGCTAAGTTACCACCTGTAGGTACGTATTGAGTATCAAATGAAGATGTAGAACTAAATTTGAATAGCGGGTTTGTACTGTTCTTAAATTGTTTTACAGAAGGCATGTTACAAATTGCCAATGCTGATTGACGATTCTTAGCAAGCTTAGTAAGACGGATTTTAGATGCAGGTTCAATCAAACCTTGGAATGAATCGACAATATAACGGAATGTGATTGTTTCACGGTCAGCCAAAGCTTGAGCGATATTTGAATCATACATTACGTCTAGAATTTCGTTTTGACGATCACCAGTTCCATTTGGCATTTGTGCATCTCTTAAAGTATAACCTCCAAGAGCAGAGAAACGATAGTAATCAACGAAGTTTCTGATATCTTGATATCTTTCCACTTCTGAAACTCCACCATTAGTATCAACAAAGATAGGATCGTTTGTAGTTACTTTGATGTAACCATAATCGGTAGATAGTGGGTTAGTTATTTCTTGAACTGCAATTACTCTTGTTAAACGAGATTTACCAGTATTTGGATCAAGTTCAGTTGGAGTACCAGTTCCACCGTGATTCATTACTAAGTATTGACCAGTAACAATTCTACCAGTGTAACCACCAAGACCGAAAGGACCAGCAGCTGTATTATCTAACCAAACTACTGTTGTAGGATCGGCTGGGGTTCTAGTAGCATCAACTTCTAGAGATTCGTTGATATTTCCAGAAAGAGTTTTGAATGCAAATACTGAAGTAGCACCAACTAGTTGAGGAGTACCAGTTAAACCTGGAGTTGAATAAGCTTGAACAGTAGCATAGTTTACTACTTTATCGAAGAT